CGGGAACTTACAGCAGTAACCGACTCTGCAATAGGTATAGAATATGTTAATGTAGGAGCCGAAGGAGCCATAAAAACAAGGATATTTCTTCTGATCGGTGATTTAGCAATACAAATTACTGGAGACTAAAAATGAGAAAGAAACTGCAACTTAAGCTTTCAAGACGGGAACAGCAGGATTTGATGGATAGAGCTATACTGCGAATATTAATGAAGCATAACCTAGTTAGATGGACAAAGCTTGAGAAAAATATTCTCAGTACACAACTTCCATTTGCAACATCCCAACGCTTCAGAAACCGAATGAAATATTTACTTAACAAGAAATTAATTGAAAAAGTTCAAAGAGGAATCTACAAAATAACAGAACATGGAAAAAAGTACCTTGAGACCCTAGAATCCATATATGTAAATTTTGATGAAAGACAATTTTTAACAGTTAAATAAGAATTAGTGAATTTAAACTGGTTATTTTTGTTAAAAATCCTTTTAAATTAGTTAATTCTAGATTTTGACGGGTTTAAAATGGTTAAAGTTACACCTGAAAGAGTCAGAAGCCGACTTAACATAAGCAAAGAAGAAATCGAAGATGAAAAACTTACTGAGTTCATTGCAGACGCCGCCGCGGAAATAGGTCTCCAAATTGGTAAAGAAATAAATTATGAAGACTGCAGCCAAATAGAAGCCGCGGCCATAACCGATCTGGCAGCAATTTATTGCATATGCCACTTAACTGGAGGAAAGGCTGTAGGCTTAAGCTTCAATGTGGGAAATCTGCAAGTCAGCAGTTTAGCAAATGCGCCTTCACTTTCAATCCTTGAAGAAAGAGTGAAAAGAGCGGTGAAGCAACTTCGCGAAAAAAGTCTTCTGAGGGACTAAAATGACAGAAACAAAAGAAATCATAGAGAAATATGTCCAATTCATAATAGATTATGCGCCCCATTTCTACGTGATTCCAGAATCTGGTCCAGAGGAAAGCTTCGGCAAAGGCACAGCCGCAGCAGCTCATGCAATAGACTTCCTCTACGAAGCTTGCAATGATAAAAGATTTGAGGATATTAGAGGACAAATTTTAGGCAAAATAACTGAACTTGCAGACTTCATTCTTTCCCTTCAGTGCAGTCAGCAGGATAGCTACGCTTATGGAGGCTTCAAGAATCTAGAAACGAGCACAGACTACTACTCTATTGATGCTATGCGAGCCATTCCCGCCCTAATAAAGGCTTATGAACTAACAGAAAATCAAGCTTATCTCGACGCGGCCATTCTAGCGGGAGGAACCTACCTTTATAACATGCAGAAAAAACCAAGCGAAGTTGGCGTTCATGACAAGTATTATGGCGGATTCGCACAAGCAGTTACAGAGGATGGCTCATGGAATACGGAAATGCATGTAGTCGACTTGTATGGCTTGAAAGCACTAAAAATGCTGTATGACTGGACAGGTGACCAGAAATATATGGATATGATTGATGATATGCTTGCCTTTTATCGTTATGGAATAGAGAACTTCTATGTGATGTTTTCTCCAGGCCCATACGGCGATGGAAAGTGGCATAGAATTGGAACTTATGAAAATTCCGTATTCGACGATGATTTTGCCTATGCCCTAAATTCCCTCTACGAGTATGAAGGCTGCACAAGCAGTGTTCGAAAGGTCTATGAGCGCTTGAATGCTTCAGACAGTAACAGCGAATATCCAGCCTATAATCCGGCTGTTTGCTGGGCTGGCTACATAGATGTAGAAGCCAAGGCGCCTGCATGCGAATATTATGATGCAGTTTCAGCGGGTATTTTGTGGCGTATTAGAAGAAGACATGACAAAATAAGTTACGAGTTCAGCAGAAAAATCATCGAGAAATACTATGAAAACTTCATGTTTTGGGGCCTAAAATTTGAAGATTACAGCCCAATAGAAAATAGGCAGTCAATTATTACTGTTTCTTGGCTTGGAATCTTCCTTACAAAATACAAGCCAGTTAACACAACATTTCTCAGAATTTTGAAGACACTCGGTGAAAAAATAACTGTTTATCCGCTGGTTAAGGAAGGAGAAGAAGTATCCTATGGAGAAGGAATCGAGATAGAAGCTGTTGTTGAGCCTTTAAGGGCTGAAGAAGTAATTTTAGAGTCTGGCTATATGGAAACCGACCAAATCAAGATTTACGTTTACTCACCGATTCGAAACCGAGACAAAATCGAGTGGAAAGGCCGTCTCTATGAGGCTGGACCAATTCAGGAGTATAGCTTCAGAGGAGAAACCATCTATAAGGCTTCTATTTGCAGGAGGATTGATAAGGCATGAGCATTACAATGGAAGAGCCAACAAAAACCTTGATTAGGCTTCTAAAGAATTATCTGCGAGTTGTAAAGGATAACGGTGAAATTGCAAGACTCTACATAGGCAGCGAATGGTATAACAGCGAAATTATAAAGCAGAACGACGGCCAAGTCACGGTTGGCCTTCAAAGATGCGAGGAACAAAAGTTAAGTGCAGATGGAAAGACTAGGCGAGCCATAATCGACATCAGAATCAACGTTTGGGTTTTAGACGGACCCGAAAGAAGTTCTGAGACTCGTGAAATAAGAAGCAAAATTATAGACGAGATAAGACGAGTCATAGCTGAAAGAAATAGCTCGCCAAACCAATTTACATACAATTTTACTGGCATTGGAAGAGAATCCGGCGACCATAAGGCTTTCTACGCTATCTCAAACAACGAGCCAGGGCTGGACAGCCAAAACTGGGCGGAACTTACAAGCGAAGAATATGCAAAGCTTTGGTATAGCGACGATGAAAGACTGGAGATAACAGCCCAGCAGGATGGAGAATATCCATTCGTGCTTTTCAAGTTTAAGCTAGACGCAAAACCAGAAGTTTTGAAAAGTTTAAGACTGGACTTTGAGGGTTACGGCGAGGCTCCGGCTGGAAACGGAATTACAATTAAAATTTGGAATTTCTCAGCTGGATGCTGGGATAAAGCTAGCAGCGGCTCAGGCAGCTTAGACGGAACTGTTTCCATAAGCCTCTCAACAGACTTTTCAAGTTTTATCGATGAGGAGGGCTATGTCTATTTGCTTGCTAGAACCACAAATCCAAGCGACGGTGTAGGTTCGGCTATTCTGAGATGCGATTATGCAGAAATGGATTTTTCTATAAACGGAATTTCCTATTGCGACATCATCTCTTATCGGAATTTGGACATGGTTAACGTTAGGCCGTTTATCTGGAGAACCGAGCTTTTGGCGAGAGGATGGATGTTTGAAAGGCTAATTTAATGGAGGTGAATATTGTTGAGTTTTCCTTTTGGAGCGCACGAAACAAAGCTTTACTATGTTGAAGAAACAGAATACGGAGTTATTCCAACGAACCCTTCTATGACTGGCTTAAAGGCCGAAAACATTGAGCCTTGGCTCAGTCCAGGCCTAATTAAGCTTAGAGGAATTGGAAGCCGCGATTTACAAGCAATAAAGAAGGGTGTATGGGAAGCTAGATTAAGTATCGCATATCCATTACCATCCGATGCGCCAGTAAACTTTCTTCAGCATGTACAAACCCTAAATTCGCTGACAATAGAAGTTATCTATGAAAGAAACGATTCAATTGTTGATTTACGCTTTACTGGCTGCAGACTGGACAAGGCGAGCGTTGAATGCCACATAGAGGACGTTATTAAGGCAAACATTGAAATTTTCGGCCAGAAGGTTGAAACTGCCACTTCAAAAATTAGCGGCGCAATCTACGCTGATTATTCAGGAGCGGTTGCCTATTATGAAAGCTTCGTTAAGAAGGGTGATGCGGACGGCTCAAACCTGCAGGCCGTCGAAAAGGCAACCGACTGGAAATTTACGGTTGAAAACAATTTAAAGCGAATACCAGTTATCAGAGAGACAAACGGACATCTTCTAAAATATCTTGCCGCTAGACATAGGAATCTTTACGGCGAGCTAACCTTCGAATTCGAAAGCAAAGATGAATACGACGAAGTTATTAGCGACAGTGAATTTAGCCTCCAATTTGGACTTGGCGCAGGTCATACAGCCACATTCAAATACTGCAAGTGGGAAAACGTTTCAACTCCAACCAGAATTGAAGATTTAGTCTCGCTTAAGGCGGCTTTTGTCGCAAGAGACATGATAATAAGCTAAGAGGATGAAATACTATGCGAATGGAAATAATTGAAATTGATGAGAGGTTTGGGAAGGAGTTTGCTGGACGATATGTTTTCGAGGAGATTAGCTGGGCTAAGCGAAGCAGAATAATCCAGAAGCATACACGCTACAACCCACTAACTGGTGAAGTTGTGGCAGCAGATTACGTTGCAATTCAGGCAGAAACCATTTGGGCATGCCTAAAGGAGCAGCCTCCAAACAAGCCGATAACCTTGCAGAGACTGCTAAGCGAAGATGAAAATGGAATACCAGTTGAACTAGGCGAAATTTTCAGCCGAACAGTCAACAGGCTCTGTGGACTCTCAACTGAAGAGGTAAAAAAATCTTGAGGGCGATGAGGCGTGGAAGACCGCATCCGAGCCTTACAAGCTTTAGGCTATGCAAAGAGTTCGGATGGACCCCGCTTGAACTTGCTAGGCAGCCATGCAAGACAATTGAGGAATTCATTGTGATAATAAATGAGCTTGACCGTCAAGCGGAAGAGGAAAGAAAGAGGCTGGAAAGGGAGACGAAACGATATGTCCGTTGAGGCCAGATTGGAAGTTGCCGGCGTTAAGGAGCTGAAGGCCAAACTTGAAAAGCTGGATTCTAAGCTTAAAGTAAAGGTTAACGAGAAACTGGCTGAAATCGGAAATCTAATTGAAGAGAGAGCCAGACAGCTTGCGCCAGTAAGGACTGGAAGGCTTAGGGCAAGCATCTACAGCCGACTGGCCGACTGGATTCTAACCATAGGCGCAAAAGCACCATATGCACGTTACATAGAGTTTGGAACAAGATGGATTAGGCCGAGGCATTTTCTACTGGGAGCAGTACGGGAGAATCTAGCCAAAATTGAAAATACCATTCGACAAGCTGTATTTTCAGCTGTTTCGGAGGCCACAGCATGAGTTTCCAAGATATTTCAATAACTATTAGAGCCGTCAACCGTGCAAGCGCCGAATTTGCAAGGGTAAGCGCTGACGCCGAAAATATGCGTGCCAGAATTAGAGCGGCAGCCTCAGCCATAGCCGGGCTTGGAGCGGCTTCCACGGCCGTAGCTCATCTAGGCAGAATGTTCGGGTTCCTAGATGAACAGACAAGCAGATATTTGGCGAGTTTGGGAAGCGTAATAACTGTTTTAGGCGCTTTTCTACGAACAAGCTGGGGGATGGCTGTAGCCCAAAAAATTTATGCTGCTGCCTGCTGGGTTGCAACAGCGGCGCAAAACGCATTAAACATTAGCTATGCAACATTTCTGGCGTTGACTGGTGTTGGAATAGGCGTAATAGTTGCGGCTGCAACTGCAATGTGGTATTTTGCCAATCAAATGAACGCTGCAACAAAGGCGGTTAAGGAATATAGCGCTGCAGCATCCGAGGTTCCAGCCTATACTCGCAGTATTAGGCGAGCTGGCGAGGAAGAAGCCCTAAGAAGGCGTGGAATAGAATGAGTCTAGAAATTCCTTCCGTAACTGTTGTTTTTGGCGACATAACCGTTCCGCAAGCAGACATAGTCATGCTTAATGTCCATTTAGGCTGCACGCGTGAAATCAGCAGCTTTGAATGCCAAATACAAAATTTTGACGGAAAATATGGGCCTAACGGTGAGCATCCAATAAGCCTAGGGCTTGACGGAAGCATAAGCATTGGCAGAGGCGCGAATTGTCCATTAATCGCAACAGTTAGAGTTGAAGAGCTTATTCATAGGATTTCTCCAAACGAGGCCTACCTAATTGTTCGCGGAAGATGCTGGGGCGAACGCTTATTCAGAAGAACGGTAACCAAGAAATGGGAGAATAAGAAAGGCGAGGAAATCGTAAAGGAGCTAATCGATTATTATGCCGGATTAAGCCATCAGCGAAATGAAACAGAACTAATTGAACCTACAGACACAACCTATACGAGGCTTCAATACGAGGACACGCCAATCTTTGATATCATAAAGTTCATTGCGGAAACAGCCGATAAAGACGGAGTGATAGGCTATGAGTTCCGCGTTGAGCCAGATGGAAAATTCGCCTTCTTTCCAAAAATGAGCAGAACAAGCCCAGTAGACCTAACAGACCAAATAGAAATAGTCGAGTATAAGAAGGATATACATGGTGTAAGGAATAAAGTAACAGTTTACGGCGCGGCTGAAAAGGCTAAACCTTCAGATAAGGATGCTTGGACAGAAACTCTAGACATTAATAATGACGGAGTAGATGACTGGGTTAGCGGAACCGACACTGGCGTAATATCGCTTGACGGCGAAACAAAAATCGTTGGAAACTACTCGATTAAGCATGAAACAGCCTACTCAGACAGTTATGGAAGCCTCTACCTATACTTGGCTGATAACACAATAAACTGTAACAAATATCCCAAACTCTACTTTCAAATTAGAAAACAGAAATCTTTCGGCAATACGGTGCATTTAGGCTTACATGACGCATTCGGAAATTGGGCCGATTACTGGACAGACATTCTTTCAGATGAAAAGTGGCATGTAATCGAAATAGGCGTAGGAGAAAAGAACGAGGATAACTGGCAGAGACCAGCAAGCTTTGATTGGAGCCAAATAAACCAAATAGCAATAGAATGCTTTTTCGAAGAGACTGGAACAGGAAGCTTCTGGATAGATAATCTATTTTTCAACAACTGCAGATGGGAAGCCATCGTAGAGGATTCACAAAGCCAAGCAAGCTATGGCCTAAGAGAAACAGTCGAAATAGACGAGGAACTCCACAGCGACTACGAATGCCAACTCAGAGCAAAAGCCCTACTTGACCATCTAAAAAACCCAATCGAATACTTGAAAGTTAAAAGCACAGCCATAGACTACGGAAACAATCCAATTCTTCCAGGCGACAAGATTCACATAATTCTGCCAAGCCTCAACATAGATTCAGATTACAGAATCGCCACTGTCGAATATCACGTGGATGCAAGAACCCAAACCTTAGAGTTAAGCCTAGAACTTGGAAGAGAACCCCAGCTTCTAGCAGACTATATCTACGCATTAAGAAGCAAGACGGCGAAACTCTCCAAAACAAAGGCTTACAGGTGAAAAATCTATGGAAAAGGTTAAAATTGAAGATTTAAAGCCGGGAGACCTAATCTATATTGCTTGGAGCGACGCTTGGGAAGCGGATAAAATTCCGCTAAGCAATAAGGATTATGATGCTATATGGTATGAGTGGGGAGTATTCCTCTTCATACGTGGAAGGAGAAAGCGACATCTGATTATGGCATATAACAAGAAGCCAGGAGACATAACTCAATGGGACTTCACAGCCATCCCAACAGACCTAATACTTGAAGTTCAACGTATCCAACCGCACTTTTTACAGAAGATTCTGCCCGGCTTAATTGAGAAGCTCCTTTCAAAGGCGAATTCTACTGTTCCAAAACGTCTAGGCAGAAATATAAGTAAGGTTTTGAGGTGGTCAGTTGAATCCCTTATCAAACTGGATTCGAAAAGCCCTAACTAGGCGGAAGATAAAGCAGACTGGGAAAAGAGCTAGAAAAATAGAGTATGTAGAAATCCCGCCAAGCGAGAGGCTTGTCTATACGGTTCAGTTCTGCCTAATCTCGCTGGCAACATTAACGGCCATAGAAATAGCCCACATAATTGCATTGAAAAGCTTCAACCAAACAGTCTTCTCAACAATTTCAGGAATAATAGGAACTCTAATAGGAGTTTTCCTAGCAAAATGAGAAGCAAACGCCTAAAAAGAGAATTCCTAGAAATAACAAGTCT